GCCCATTCCAGCCAGATGCGGTAGCCGTAATCTTCGATCGCCTCTTCCGCTCCGACCAGTGGCCCGGTCGAAACGCCAGCACCTGCAAGCCGTCGGACCAGCGGGATGTTCATCTGCTCGCCGCCAGACTTTAGCTCCATGCGACGGCGGATGATGCTGTTTACGTCCTCGCCCATGTAGGGCGAGAACATATTTTGGCGCACCCACTCCCGATTGATCTCCTGGGTGTACTTAACGAGCTTATTGTTAGTCTGGATCGTAGTGTTGGCCATGGCCAACCCCTTTCATTGCTATGGCCGCAGTGATCCAGACAACAAAAAACCCGCCTCGATGGGCGGGTACTTCATGTCGGACAGATACGGCCGGGACTATTTGATCGCGAAGTTGAACAGGCTTTCGCTGCTTAGATCACCAAGCTCGACGTTGCGGCCCGAGGTGGACGGCACCGACGAAAGCGAAGGCGGAAGCGACACGTTGGGCGGATTACCAGAGCCGTTTTGCTGCTGCTGTGCCGCGTACTTCTGGCGAAGGTGTTGCGCCATCGCCTCTTGTACTTTCGGGTCGTTGAACCAGGCCTGCTGTTGCTGTCGCAGCCACGCCTGCGGGTTTTGACCGATTGCCGCATGCGCTTTCGCCTGGTTATGCCATTTGACAAGCTCACCGTATGGGTGTCCCGCACTCATTATCTGGCGGAACACAAAATCACCCTGAGGGGTCTGCCGTACTTTCGCGATTTCGGCGAGGGCGGCGTTGACCACCTGTTCGCCGAACTGCACGTTGGCAAATTCCCGGCTTTGCGCATCGGTGCGCTTCATCATCTCCATCTGCATTTCCTGGCGCAGTGGAGCGATCACCCGTTGATTGAGATATTCGTCGGGCGCGTCGAAGATGCTTTCCGGGCCTTGGGGCTGCTGCTGCCTCTGCTGCTGTTGAAAGTGTTGCAGCAGTTGGTTGTATTCCGCCTCGATGCGCTGGCGTCGCTCGCGCTCGTCCAGCATTTCCCGAAGCGGAACGCGATGATCCTCCGGTTGCCGCTGTTGCGGCTGCGGTGGGCCTTTGGGGGCGAATTTCCCCTCTGGCGTCCGCGGCTGCTGGCCCGGTTGCGGTTGCTGTTCGGGCTGTTGCTGCAGGTCCGGCCTTGTAGACGGCGGCGGCGCATCCGTTGCTCCACCCGTATCTGACGGGCTTTGCGACGGTTGCGACGGTGCCGATGACGGGCTCGGCGTCGGATCAGGCGCGGTGGCTTGGTCAAATAGTTGTCGGTCGGTGATGGTGTTGCCACCGCCACCGTCAGCAGGTTGCGTGCTCATGGTTGCTCCTGGGCCGTATCGTGGCCTGTACGGAAACGCCCAATATCGCTTGGACGATGCGATGCAGGCTTACGTGCGCGCCTGTGCGCCCGGCGGTATCGTCGCCGGTTACGGAATTCCGTTAGGGTGTGATGTTCTGCCCGGTCACAAGCTGCAGCGCCGCCTCGTTCTGCTGGCGCTGCGCCATCTGCTGGGCCTTGAACATTTCGATTTGAATTTCGTTCTGCGCCTTTTCGCGCGATATCTGCATTTCCTGACCGGCCTTCTCGCGCTCGATCTGCATTTCCAGCGCCGCCTTCTCGCGCTCGGTTTGCTGGTCGAGCTGCGCCACCTGTTGCTTGGAGGCCAGATCGGCCATGGCCTTCTCGCGTTCCAGCACCATGCGGGCTTGGGCCTGCTGTTGCTCCAGCATCAGCTTGGCCTTGGCTTCCTCCATCTTCGGGTCGGGCTGCTGGGCTTCGTTCTGACCAGCGTCGCGGAATTTCTTCTTGATGTCGGCCGGAAGCGGTGACGTCTCGATCAGGACATCCATCACCGCGGCGGCCTTGCCGGGCGAGAGCATCGGCGCCACCGCCGGCAATGCCTGCGAGATCGCGTCGTAGGTGTCCTGCATCAGGGTGATGCTGTCGGGGCCTTCGTCTAGAATGATGTCAACGTCGAGTTCGCCCACCGCATTGCGCAGCATTGGTGTTCCGGTGACCGGATCGATCTGCACAACCTCGTTGATCTTGACGAATTGCGGCTGGCCTTCGGCGTCGGTGACCCTGATCCAGCGCTCGTTGGTCCAGTACTTCTGTACTGAGTTGAACAGCGAGCGATACACCCGCATTTTCCAGGCGCGCAGATTGAGCATGTAGGGGCCAAGCTCGGCGATGCCGGCTTGCTGTAGCAGAGCAATGGCGCGGCCGGATGATCCGTTCGCCAGCCCAGCGCCACCGCCACCACCTGCCAGTGCGGGGTTAGGCCCGAAGTTCTCAATTTCCTGCGCTGCATCCCGCATGAATTCGAGTTGACCCATGACCGCGGCCTGCTTGGCCTGGTCGTCAAAGCGAACGTCGTCCAGCGATGTATTGACCAGCACAATGCCATCGGCGCGGGCTGCTTCGCGTCGTAGCGCCTCGACATTGCCATCGGCCACCGCCGCCTTGGTGGCGATGATGCGGCGGTTGTTCAGCTCATGCAGGCCCTTCGACCGGCGTTGGTTTACCTCGTCCTGCGCGCTCTGCAGATTGCGCGGGAAACCGTAGCGGTCGCCCTCATGGTCAACCTGCGCCGAAAACATCAGGTATTTGCAGAATTGCTTTTCGTACTCGTCCACAAACGGCGACGTGCCCGCCATCAGTATCTTTGAGCCAGTGAACAGCGTCCAACGCCAGCCGCCTTTTGCCTTGTACCAAACGTCAACAAGCCTGACCTGCTTGAAGTCACCGGCTGACTGAAACCATTTGTTGTCACGGTCGGAATTGCTGGTGAGCTCTCCGCTGCTGTCGCACGCGGCTTTGATGTCGTCCTCCATGCCCGGCAGCAACTCGATCAGTTGTTCTTCGTCCACGTACTTGCCGATGCCCATGTAGCGGGCGTCGGAAAAGTCATGTTTGAACGAGCGCGGGTCATAAAAAAACCCGTCGTTATCGACGGGTGAGAACATCACATCGTAGTCGGGTTGTGGCGGCTGCATTGGTGGACCGCCGTTGTCTCCTATGCCGGGCATGCCGCCGTTTTGCCGCCCGGTGTTCTGCTGTTCCGGCATGGCCTTGAGATCAAGCTCGATCCCGGCTAGGCCGTCGATCGCCGCCGCTTCCGCAATGATCGGGCCGACCTCGTTCCACTTATTGCGGTCCATAATGAAGCGCAGCACCGCGGTCGCCAGGTCGGCGCCCTGCTGATGCTGCGGTGTGCGTGGGTACGCTTTTGGGTCTTGTTTCAATCTCTCGACCAGCCCGACAATTCCATCGATCTTGCGCCCGATCTTGTTATACGTGACGACAGGTTGGCGCCTGTCGTTGAATGTCTTGATCTGGTCCGATGTCCATTGCGAGCCGTGGCGATAGCGCCGCGCGTTCTGCTGCTCCTGAATTTCCAGCGTCTTGTTGTCGAGGTAGGTGGTGTACGCCTGGATGCACTTTTCCAGCGTCCATGAGCCGTCCTTGTTCTCGTCGTTGTCGGACAGGTCGGCGGGCCCGCCACCGGACGCCGATCCGCCCTGCTGGTAGCCGCTGAGACTGACGACCGTGTTGCCCGCCATTGTGTGACCCTCAGTACTGCTGCCGGCCGATCGACATCGCAACCGGATCAGGCGGCGGCAACGGCGGCCCGCCCGGAATGGCGGTTTGCGGTGGTGCTGCCGGCGGCTTAAGCATCGGTTCGGTGCCCGGCGGGGGTAATGGCGGCGCCATGTCGTCCGGCCCCGCGCCCTGCTGCGGCCCGGACAGTGTGTTGATGAATGTCGCCATCAACGGCACGACTGCACGCTGTTCCTCGGGCGAGAGCGTGCTCATGAAGGCCGCAAACTTCTGCTGTATCGGTTCCATCAGAAAACCTTCCAATCCATCGGCTGCTCGCCGCCCGGCTTGAGCGGCGCATAGCCGCTGATGTCCTGCGGCTTCGGTGCTTCCTTCACGCGCGCATACGGCCGCGACATACAGGCATACCGCCACTCGTCACCACAATGGTCCTCGCTGTCGGTCATGACGTCTTCATGCCGATCGGGATCGTGCTGCAGAAACGGAATGGTGCGGATGCTATCCACGCAAGTCGAGAACGTCACGATCATGGCGTGACCCTCGGCGTTGCCAACCATCCGCGAGCGCATCTGATCCCAGCCGCTGATCTGCTGGCCATGTCGCACCCGCCTGTTATCGGCGCGCTTGAACCATACTTTGCCGTTTGAGCCAGTGCCCATGCTCTCGGCGATCGACGGCCCGCCGTCCTCGATGAAGGCGCTGGGATCGAGCACACCGTAAGCGATGTCATCGTCCTTTTCCCGATCGTAAATTTGCCTGCCTACTTCCGCCGCGTGCAGCTTAATCCCGACGTTGGGCTGTCCCGGCTTCATGCCGTACCACTCGCGATAGCGCACCATGCAGCCGCGCGGCAGAACGTGACCGTTCACCTCATGATCGTCCGACACCACCGCCCACCAGCCGACTGAGAACGGTGAGGCAGAGCCCCAATCCATCGAGCGGAACCGCATCCAATCCTTCGGTATCTCGAATGGCTGGATCACATGCCGCGCAGTATTCCAGCAGTCGAAGAACGCGCCCAGCGTGACCGACCAATCACCGGCCAGCCACGCCGCGACCAGTTCCGCGCTGCCCGAGGCGCGCAGTCGCTGCTTGTAGGCTTCGGCGTCAATAAAGACGTTGTTATCGACCTTACTTGGAATGAACACCCGAGCGAGCCCGGTCACCGGGTCGGTGATGACCTTGTTGCCTAGGGGGGCTGGGTCAAC